TCAGAATCGCAGTTCCTGTTTCCATCGTTAATCTCCAAAATTAGAGAACTGGCATCAACCTAGCGTTCCACGTGGACATGGAATGCTAGGTTGATTCGGGGGTCAGTGGGCTGCTGCGTTCTCGATTTCTCGTTTGAGATACCACTCAGCCTTCTTCAGGTTCTCAAGGCGCGAACCTTTGTGGTCTGCTCGGGTGATGTACTTGACGACATTGCCCAAGTGGTAGTTGAGTTGCTTCGCCTCAATAAAGTCGATGGTCTCAATGCCGCCCACCTTGTAGTGCGATGGATGATTGACGACATCCTCGCGTGGAGTCTCGTCCACAAGAACCACAGGCAACTCGATCTGCTGAACTGGCGCAGGTGGTACGGGTGGTACGACTGGCACTTTTTCTATGCCAAGTTCACGCATCTGCCGCCGGGCCATCGACATCAAGTTGTATGCGTACTGCTTCTTGACGTTGAACTTCTTCATCACCTGATCTGCGGTGAGAGTGCGGTCCTTCATCATCATCCTGACTGTTTCACTAAGTCTATGTTTACTCACTTGCCTTCTCCTTCTTGGTTTGGCGTTTGATAGACACAATCCCAGCCCCATGCTGAGTTCGTGCTGATTGCATGTCATCGGCGTACATGTACGCCAGCGTTGGTATGTTCTGCGGCTCTTCTCCTTTCATAATCAATCCAAGCATGGCGAACCCTGCATGCAGGTCTCGCAAGTTACTTCGGTCTTCGTCAGTCATTGTTTCTTTCCAGTCATTTGTTTCAATAGTTCCTCCAGAGTTGCAAATCCGTGTTCGTCGATGACAACCGCTTCGCCACCACGCACAAGAATCTCATCAATGTTCTTGTCTTGGAGCGCGGTCGTCTTGCCCCCGTTGGCCTTGGCCTCGATAGCTAAGAATCCACCCCGAGGTGGGACGCAACATATGAAGTCAGGCACACCCGCATTGCCGTAGCCTGTGCCAATCGGCATCACGTGATAGACGCCATATCGCTTAAGAATCACCTTGATCTTGTCCTTGACTTTGCCCTCGGGTGTCTGTGCCACTTGTTCCTCCTTTCAATGATTCCAATGTTTCTCTATCCAGCACCAAGCAGAAGTACGTCTCGCTCACGCGCCAGCCAATGTCATCAAAGTCTGCCGACATGGGGTTGACGTAGACAGACAGTTTTTGCAGTCGCGCCTCGTGTTCAAGCAATTGGTTGGACGCCGCGAGGATCATTGCCATCTTCGTTTTGAGCGGGTCAGGCAATGTGTCCTCGTCGTAGTACCGCACCAAGCCATCAGCTACATAGACGATGTATCGGTCCTCGATTCTGCGCAGAGGGACCCGTATGAGGTCCCACTTCCTTGGGTGAACAACAGGGCTTAGGTGTCCAATCAAGTGGAGCATGGGGTAACCATCCACACATGGTCGTAGTGGGTTGGAGACGTGTTGTAGAAGAACACCGAGTCGAGCGATGCGTCATAGGCATCTGTGGTGGGCAATACACCGCAATTGCGCCCGTGGTTCTCGTATGCGACTTTCACCATAGTCATCAGCGGGATGAGTTCTGGTACTTGCTCATACGAGCGATAGCGACTGAAACTTTGCATTGCGTGACATCCTACGACTCCATCAACTGATTTGGTTAACTTGTACTTGCCGATCAGGTAGTCGCCAAACTCGTCCACACCGATCATCCAGTACGGGTTGAAGAACATGCGGTCAGCTTCCTCAACCTTCGTTTTCCTTACTCTATCAGCTTCTTCGTATTTGTCAAGAACTGATTGACATTTATTTTGGTCTACTTTCACCCACTCACTATTAGGATTTCTACCTAGAGCCATCAGCAGGAGAGCGTGTATCTCGTCGGTGGTTAGCTCGCCTGTCTTCCTGCTCTCGCCCAATGATTTCTTAAGAATCTCTTGGGCAGTGCCTACCTGCTTGGCCTTCCTCGTCTCCATATCAGTCGCGGCAGGGATGATCTTGCACCGAGACAGCGTAGCAACCAGCGATGAGATTTTCCCGCTACGGATAGTCTCTTTGTCCTCTCGGCTGTTGCCACGTTCCTTGGAGTAGAACGGTGAGCGGAAGCAGTACGTAGGCTTGTCGTCGATTGTCTTGAGAAACACTTTGCCGACAGCGATGCCGTTGCTGTGACCGAGCAGCCACGCACCAGCGACATTGCGGATGACCTTCAGGCCGAACTTGAATTGGAGTTCACGCACCAATGGAAACAAAGGTGAGTTGTACAGTTCTTGGTACATTGCCTCATCACGAAAGTGCTCAATAAAAAATCTTTCTGCTGTCATTTCATCTCTCCTTCAATAAACTCAACGGGACGCTGCAAGGTCTTGACCTTGTAGCCTAGCTGCATGATTCGTCTGATGTTCTGCTCAGTCAAAGTCGTCGTACCCGCAATGCTGGCAAACACCTTTGCGCCCTCGCAGTGCGGATAGAACTTCGTCTGCCCATAAACATCCCGAATTTCAATGGTGATTTCTCTCATGTGTACTGCTCCACTTCTTTGCCATCAACGATGATCTTCACGCCCCAATCGCTCCCCGGTATGTCGTCACCCATTCGATATGTGATCTCCTTGAAGATTTCTGGGTTTTGCACGTAGATGTCTTTGACGAGCCTGCGCTTGACCGGCATGAACAGTTCGTCATAGGCAGAGTACTCATCGTTAGACCTTGGCCCAAGCGAACGCCCAACAGCGCGGTACAGAATCCGACCGACCCCGTAGCCAAGCGTGAACCAGACGAACGCATCAAGCGGCGCATCGTTTATGCGTTTCTCGCCTTCAAGGAAGCACGAGTTCTGAAAGACGTCGCCATAGTGATCGGGGGCTTTTTTCTCCTCTAAAAGCTGCTGTGCCATATCTATCACTTGCGCAATGCTCATCGCCTTGAGCATCACCTCCGAGACCTTGAAGAAGTGCGCGTACTCGGCTGTGGCGAACTTCGATTTCTTGCGGTCCACTTGGCTGACAACAATCTCATACGGCTTGATGGGTCTCATGGTCAGCGCGTTGACGCGCATCCCACGATAGATCGGATAAGTCCTGTGCCCGCCACCCATCCTGCTTCTAAATATCATTCCACCCTTGCGTGAGTTTGTAGAGAACCATCCCCCACGAAACATGTCTGAGAAGAACATCCTGTCACCCTGACCGTACCCATTGGCATTGAACTCAAACTCGCCCTCGGGTGTCTCGCCCGGATACACCGTGCCTACGATGCGCGGTCGCGCCACATACGTGAAGTACCCATCGGCAGACTGTCCAATCGACGCATTTTTGTTCGCCTTCTTCATGGCATCGGCTTGCTCCTCCGTCAGCTTCTGCGTATGCCAATCCTGTCCGTACACGATGTCAAAGACCTTCTTGCCGTCTTCTTCTCGCACAAGAAAGTATTTCCTGTTCTGCCGTCTAGTCAGCAGGGGGAACCTGTTTGTCGATCCACGATAGGGTGGAGTCCCAAGCGTGGTCCTTGTGAGTCGTTGATAGCTCAGTATCATTTCTTCTCTCCTTCTTTCGTTAGATCGTCCAGCCATGACAACACGTCGCGCCACATGGCCTTGGGTTGGTCGCTGTCCAATTTCTCCAGCGCGTAGATGTACGCAGCATCACCCCTTGTCTCGATGAGATGCTGGGCAATCTGCTTAGTCATGCGCGTCCTCTGGGGGTCCAGTTCGCGGTACTCTTCCATGTAGAGTTTCCTGTTCACATCAATGGCGTTATGAAAGGCCAAAGCCTTGTACATTCGCGCCATGATGGCCTCGGCTGAGTCAGTCGTCTCTGACATGGACAACTTTCGATCCACTCGGCGGTGAGAAGCTAAAGTTCTGCGTCACCATCCACAGGGTTGGACTGCTGATGTTCCACTTGACGTTGTCCTCGACGTAGCCGTCGGTGAACATGATGACGCACTCAGCTTGCAGCTTCTCCTTGTTGATGTAGTCAGCCACGCACCCAGCGTGAGTACCACCACCGCCTTGCGGCTTGAGCAGACCCGCGATGTTCTGATAGTTGTCTACAAAGACTTGCTCACCATGCACAGCCGTGTCCCACCACAACACCCGAACCTTCTCGGGCGCACAGAGGTCGCAAATAGAGACCAGTTCTGAGGCGAACTCGGTAAGCTGTTGCACACCAATCGAGCCTGATGTGTCGATGGCGATGATGACCTCACCGATAGTCTCGTTCTCCACGCTTGGCAGATAAATGTCGTTAGCCATTTGCCGCTTGTTGAGGCGCCGCCAAGTGAACTCGTCCTTGCCCTTTATGGATGAAGACACAAAGTCACGCAGGGCCTCGCGCCAATCGACCTTCGGCTTGAGCAACTCTGAGATGACACGGGGCACTTTTGCGCCCATGCGCCCAGCCAACATTCCACCCTCACGCAGAGCCTTGTCTATCGCATCGTTGATCTCTTTGATCTCCTCGTGGCTCATGCCGTCAAGCATCTTGTCAAAGTCATGCTCGTCTTGCTGAGAGATGTCATAGGTCTTGCCGTTGACTGTAACGGTGTCCCACTCGTCGCCCTCGCCCTTACCTTGGCCTCCACCCTCCGGTGGATCGTTACCTTGGTCGCCCTTCTGACCCTTCGGTCGCTTGGGGCACGGCTTGGCGTGTTGCTTGAGATAGTTGTAGACCTCGCGCATCGACCAGTTGTGAAACATCTCATCATGCACAGCACCGTCAGGCAGACGCACGATAGGCTCGGATGAACCACCGATTGTTCCTTTGATGTTCTCAATGATGTCGTTGACAACAAAGTCGGCCGCAAGGTTCGCCATCTTCGCGTTCTCTTTGAACATTCCCCGACCATAGGGAACCTGCTTGAGCGCCACGTGCAGGTTCTCGTGCAGGATCAGACCCCGACACTTGGCCTCGTCGGTGATCGTCTCCAAGAACGCCCTGCTGTAACGTTTGTTTATGCCATCGGTGTATGCGGTGAACGCCGCATCGACCACCTCGCTCGTGCCCATGAGCATCACGCCCGAGTACAGCGCCGTCTCTGGATGCTTCATCAGCGCAACGTGTGCGCGTTTGACTCGTGTCTCTTGCTTCGACATATCAGACCTCCTTGAACTCAAATGAATCTTCTGTCTCAGTTACCTTCACCTTGCCCTTGGCAATGCGGTGAAGAAGCTCAGCGGTTATGAACTTGTGTGTTTTCAAGTCATGCTTGGACTGCTGCCAAGCTGCCGTTGCTGCAATTGCCCAAATGAAAAGGGCAAGCTCTGTCATAGTGACTTCCATATCACTTCCTTCCTTCGTTGATTAGGACCCCACGTGACCGTGGGGCGATACTCAGAACATCTCGTGGTTGTTCTTGGCCCACTCAGCAATCTTCTGGTTGTTCCGCGCCAAGCGCAACGCCTTGGGTGAGCGCATCATCATGGTGAAGAACACAGCCTGAACCTCGTGAGAGGGAATACGCTCGACGAACAGCATGAACTTGGTCAACTCGTCCTGCGTCGCCAGCACATCTACTGCCTGAAACATAATCATCAACTGCGCGCTAACGTCCTTGGGAATCTCAATAGACTCCGGCGTCTTGATGATGTCCTTCACATCAGTCAGAGACTTCTCAAGCGAGAGGAACGCCGCCATGTCGCCAGCCGCTGCCGCACCGATAGTGCCAGCCAGCGCCACCTTCGTAGCGTTCTCGCCCAGCGCGTCACGGTTACGAACAATCACGTCGGCCTTCGCCAACGAGCGGGGAGAGACGAACGAGAGACTTGTCATTGACGGCTTGAAGATGTACGGGTTGTCCTTCTGCTCATCGCCTTCGACGTACGATGCCAAGCAGCGTGGGAACATAGAGACCCACGCACGGATGACACGAGAGATACCGTTCTCCGATGCCCATGCCAGCCACTCATCAGGCGTAGGCTTAGCCATGCGCACGATACACACGCGATTGCCCGCATGAGCCAGCATGTTATCGCCCACACCGTCCGATGCGTTGTTAGATGTTGCAAAGACCATAGACTTCCTGCCATCTGCGCCCCTGGGCAGAGGCACATCGCCAGCCATACGCTCAAGCATCAGTCGGGTGAAGATGACCTGAAGCAGCTTGGGGGACTTCATGAACTCGTCGAGCAGGATGACCTTGGGCTTGGGGTCAGACAGATTGAACAGCGTCGAGACGTAGTACTCCAACTGCTTGGTGGCATGGTTGGGAATAGTCATACCAATGTCCGACATGTCCTTGACGGGGCAGTCAACGTAGATGTAGTCGTACTTGTCACCCTCGATGCTCGTGCCATCGGCAGGGGAGCGCCACTTGTCGCCATTGTCAGCAGCGATCATCGCCAAGAGAGATGTCTTGCCACAGCCCGGCTCGGACTGAATGACCGGAGTTAGCTCTCCACTGATGAGTGGAATCAGAGTACGCAACTCTTTGATGGTGACGGTGTTGACGAATTGAACTTTAGACATGATGAAAAACTTTCTTGACTGAGGTTGAACTTAGTTTTTGATAACTTTAAAACTGAACTCACACGCATTGAAACGCGCCGAACTTGGACAGGATACTGTCCACATCCTCCTTGACTGCCGAGCGCACAGCGTCCGACTCGCGGATCGTCTCTGCATCAATACCAGACAAGGCTTTCTCCAATGACGCACGTGCTTCCTCCAGGGCAGGGTCGTCGGTCAGGTTGAACTCTTTGAATGACTCGCACATCTCTTTGGCCTTCTGGATGGTCGTGTCGTAAATCTTG